TATATTACCAGATAAAAAAGAAACTATTATAGATGCAGAACCAGTAGAGGTAGAGAATGACTAAAGTTTTTTATCTTTTATTATTTCTAAGTACTTCAACTAGTCCACAATATTATCAAAAAGGAATGTATTTTACTTCTGTAGCAGAATGTGAAATATATAAACCAGTTGCAATTGAAGTTATGAAACAAGAAGCAGCACAAGCAGGATTTACTGATGTGTACATTGATGGACAATGTATTGAAGTTGAAGTACAGGAGTATAAACAAACTATCAATTCGTAATGCTTACTAAACGAAAAACATCAACTATACCTTTTGGTTATAAGGAAGCAAGTGAAAAAGGTTTTCTTGAACCAATACCGGAACAGATAAAAGAATTAGAAGAAACAAAAAGACATATTATTAATGGTTCACTATCATTAAGAGGTGCGGCAGAACAATTAGAACATAAGACTGGTCGTAAGATATCTTATGTAGGATTAAAAAAGATAGTTGATAAATCAAGAATAAAAAGTTTATTAGACAAAAGAAATATATAATGAAAAATATTTTACTTGGATTATTCTTTGCTAGTCTATTACTAGGTTCATTTTATCTAGGATATATATTTGCTATAGATATATTTGAATTTATTTGTTTTAGAACAGACTTATAATGAGTAAAGACCCAAAAAAAGGAACAGGAAAAAAACCTAAAGGTTCTGGTAGAAGACTCTACACAGACGAGAATCCTAAAGATACTGTAAGTATTAAATATGCAACAGTATCAGACGCAAAGAAAACAATTAGTAAAGTTAAAAGAATTAATAAACCATACGCAAGAAAGATACAAATTCTTACTGTACTAGAACAAAGAGCAAAAGTACAAAATAAAAACGAACAAGCTAGACTTGCAAAAGCAGCAAAGAAACAATTAAAGAATAAAAGGGATTCGTAATGGTTGGAAGACCGAAGGGTTCTAAAGCCCCAAGGCATTTGTCTATGGAAACAAAGGCAAAGCTACAAGCTAGAAAAGAACTTAGAGATAAAGAAAAAGAATTAGCAAAGCTAGAAAGAAAGATAGCTAAGAAAAGAAATAATTTAAACGAGAAGAAGAAAGTTTTAACAAAGGTTGAACTTGCGGTAGACCCAAAGCGACAACAAACTACCAATAAAAATACAGTTATTACTGAGTCAGAGTTTGAGAAAGCACCGAAACAAGTTCGAGACTTTATTAAAGAAAACAAAGAGTCCATAGTATTTAAACCTAATAGTGGACCGCAAACCGATTTCCTAGCAGCAGGAGAACAAGATGTTCTTTATGGTGGTGCTGCGGGAGGTGGTAAGTCATATGCAATGTTAGTAGACCCATTAAGGTTTATGCATAGACCGAGCCACCGAGCATTACTTTTAAGAAGAAGTATGCCCGAACTTAGAGAATTAATAGATAAGTCCAGAGAGTTATATACCAAAGCTTTTCCGGGTGCAAAGTTTAGAGAAGTAGAAAAGGTATGGAAATTTCCTTCGGGTGCTACATTGGAGTTTGGATATCTTGACAGAGATGCAGATGTGTATCGCTATCAAGGTCAAGCTTATAGTTGGATAGGTATTGATGAATTAACACAATACCCAACAGAGTTTCCACTTCAATATTTGCAATCACGATTAAGAACAACAGACGCACAAATAAAACCTTATATTCGGTGTACTGCAAACCCGGGAGGAGTTGGTGGACATTGGGTAAGAAAAAGATATCTTGACCCGAGTCCTCCTAACGAATCTTTTAAAGGACCAGATGGATTAAGTAGAAAATTTATTCCGGCACGATTAGAAGATAATCCATATTTATCAGAAGATGGTAGATATGAAAAGATGTTGGAGTCATTACCCCCAATACAAAGAAAACAATTGTTAGAAGGTAATTGGGATGTAGCAGAAGGTGCAGCATTTGTTGAGTTCAATCCAGAGATTCATGTTATACCTCCATTTAAAATACCAATACATTGGACTAGATTAAAAGGAATTGACTATGGCTATGCTGCCGAATCTGCTTGTGTATGGGCAACGATAGACCCAGATGATGATACATTAATAATTTATCGTGAACTATATCGAAAAGGTTTAACAGGTGAAGACTTATCTAACATGCTTCGAGAATATGAACGAGATGATAGAAGAAGTATTCAAGGAGTATTAGATACTGCAGCTTGGAACAAGACAGGTGTGGGAGGACCAACAGTAGGAGAAACATTGGTCCGAGCAGGACATAAGTTAAGACCCGCAGATAAAAATAGAATTCAAGGTAAGATACAAATACATGAGTATCTAAAACAAAATAAAACAACAGGCAGACCAAGACTACAGATATTTTCTAATTGTGTTAATCTAATAAGAGAATTACAAAGTATTCCTGTTGACCCTAATAAGCCAGAGGATGTTGATACAAAAGCATCAGACCATGCATATGATGCACTTAGATATTTAATTATGTCAAGACCTCAAAAACCTTCAGCTTATAGTCAGATGAGAGAAATAAAAAGATTTACACCATCTGACCCTACCTTTGGATATTAACATGGGAGATAGTAGTAAAATGTTTTTAGCAAATTTAAAAATGAAATCAAAAATT